GTTCAGGAAGCAGAGAAAAAGAGGCGTTTCAGCCTTAAAAATGCAGGGAATATTGTTTATACCGCACTTGAAACAGAAACAATTATTGAGCGAGTAGCGGGAACAAAGGGTGAAAGCGTTCTTAAATCAGAAGTTTTTGACCCGATGTATAAAGCAGTTTCCATAGAAAAGAAGAATTTTAAAGTCGCAATCGATAAATTCCACGAACGGTATTCAGGTGTTGATATTGCCTTCGTTAATCATGAACCGCTTATTACGATAGAGGTAGACGGGTACGATGAAAATAACAACCTGAAGAAAACCGATTTAACCCTTACCTACAACGAAGGTATGTACTTCTATGCAATGAGTATGAACGATTCTCAACGGGAAGCACTGATATGGACACTTGCAAGGCCAGCTACCGAAAAGGACTTTGACGGAAATAAAGACCTGTACAACGAGAAGAAAGACGAAGTAAATAAAGAGAAACACCGTATAGGGGACGCGCTCATTGACGAGGTGGTAAACGCGCTTCCTGAAGAATACAAAGAGCTTGTAAGGAAACAGTGGGCGTATTATAAAAACGAACAGCATAGCAGAATAAATTCCGAATACGTTAAGGTACATGGCATCGATATGCCTTCAGAGGAATACTATTTCCCAATAAGCAGGGATTTTAATTCGGCAAGCAATATGGTTAATCTCGACCTTATGGAGAGAATGGGTTTTCGCAAGGCAAAGGTTAGCGGAAAGTTTACCATAAGCAGGGTAGCAAGCAGAGTCCCCATAAAGAAATTTGATTACTTTGGAACTGTAATTGGTAATATGCTTCAGGCTGAACACTATATTGCCTTCAACGAACCGGTAAACAACGTCAGAAGAATATTGAATAACCCCGACGTTCATGATGAAATTTATAGTTACAATCCCGAAGCATGGAACAATATTGACGATTGGCTAAAGGCTCTTACTTATGGTCGGTCTGACTATGGAACAAGAGAAGACTGGACATCGAAAGCAATTAAAAGGGTAAGAAAAAACTCTGCTGTATTTCAGCTTGGATTTAAAGCAACTGCAATAATGATTCAGTCTCCGTCTTATTTCCGTGGAATGTCTCAGGTTAAGCATAAATACATTGCAAAATCATGGGGTGAACTGGCAAAAGCAATAAGAGAAGGAAAAGTAAACGAGTATTTTAAAGTAATAAATAACCTTTCCCCGATTATGGCATCCCGCGAGCAGGATTCTGAGCAGATATTACAGGAGTGGTTTGAGGCTGGAATTGCAGACAAAATACTTAAAACAGAAAAAGCCGGGCAAAGGCTGAAAAACAAAGCTATGAAGCCGATGTCTTTATACGATAAGTTCATTACTGCAATGATCTGGAAGGCAAAGTTTGATGAAGTAATGAATACCGGATCTTTTTCTTCTGAGAAAGAGGCTACTGATAAGGCAGTATACGAAGCAGATAAGGTCGTTAGGCGCACTCAAAGCGGTGGGGGCATGCTCACATCAACCGGAATGCAAAGAGGGGCAGAATGGCAGCGTATGTACACACAGTACGCCTCAGACTCAATAAAGGGCTTTAACATGCTTGTTTCTTTTTTCGATCACTTCAACGAAATGGATATAAAGGAAAAAGCCGCAATAATCGGATACGGTTTTATACTCCCTGCAATAGTAGCGAACTTTATACGGTCTGGGTTTAAACCACCATGGGAAGAGCCGGAAGAGGTTGCAATAGAAGCAGTAAAATCATTCAGTGACGGTCTACCGCTTGTAGGAACAATTACGAATACAATTGCAGTAGCAGGAACAGACAAAATAAAGCAGCTTCGCGGCAAGCCGACATATACCTACTACGATTATGTAACTGATCCTAATGCACCTGTTATCGGAATTGTTGAAGATGCCGCTACATCGATTAAAGAAGGAGTTATTGACCATAAATTCTATAAGGCTGTTGGAGTTGCTGGGCAGGCGCTTGGTATTCCTGGAGGTGCCCAGGCAACAAGAACAATAAAAGAGGGAAAAACTATACTCGAAGGCGGAAATATAGGAAGGCTTGTCTTTGGATCACGTGCAGACCGAGAATTTGATTTGGTTAATAAGTATTTTAGAAAAAACCCTTCAAACTATATAGACTCAGACCAAGTAGATAAATATGTAAAATGGGCTGAGAAAAAGTATCAATCATGGGACGATAAAACAAAATCGAAGTATAGGAAGTATGTTATTGGGAAAAGAAAAGAAACCCCTAAAGAAACTCTTGACAGGATAGTAAAAGAACAAAAAGAAGGTGTCAAAAAAAACATGCTTGAAGGCGACACAACAAAGGCAAAACAAGAAATTGATATAGCTACCAAAGCAAAAGAAGAGTACGAACCACAAATAGAAGAGTACATAAACAAGGCAATATCAAAACCATTTCCAAAGAAATTTGAAACAATTAATAGGTATGAGAATGGTACCGATTCAGAGAAGATAAAGGCAAAACGAATTATTAATAAAATGTCGATAGGTGATAAAAAATTATACGAATCGTATAAAAACAAAAAACAATAAAAATAGTACTATTTATTTCCGTGTAATATGAAGCCAATAGGTTATACCAAAGAAGGCATAAAAATATACGGGCCGCAAAAGGGTCCACAAACCGCAATGCTAAGTTCGTCTGCCGACATAGTTATTGGTGGCGGTGCAGCAGGAGGAGGGAAAACCGTTTGGCTTGAATTTGAGGGTGCAAAAGGCGTACACTTCAAAGATTTTACCGGGATAATATTTAGGCGACAATACAATGATATAATAAGCCCTGGCGGAGTATGGGATACTTCTATACCTATCTATGAATCTTTAAACGGATACGGTGTAAGGGGTAATTGCGAGTGGACATTTCCTTCCAATGCAAAAATAAAGTTTTCACACCTAAATACCGAAAACGATAAATATAACCACCAAGGTCCAGCATACACATATATAGGCTTTGATGAACTTACACAATTTTCAAAAACACAATTTTTCTACCTGTTGAGCAGAAACAGAAACTTTGGAAGCTGTAAAATGCGTCCTTACTGTAGGGGTTCTTGTAATCCTGATGCAGATTCTTGGGTTGCTGACCTTATATCATGGTGGTGGGATAAGGAAACCGGGTATCCTATACCAGAACGACAGGGTGTTATAAGGTATTTTATTCGTGATGATGATAACGACGATATAGAATGGGTATCAAAAGATTATCGAGATAAAAATGGAGACCCACCAAAAAGTATAACATTTATTGCTTCATATCTTGAAGACAATAAATTAATGCCAAATATTTCTCAATACCGATCGTCAGTTATGGCAATGGATAAGGTAAACAGGGAAAGGTTATCTAAGGGTAACTGGCTTATAAGCTTTTCCGGAGGAATGTTTAACCCGGCATGGTTTGAAATAATTGATAAAGAGCCTGAAGGGATAAAATGGGCAAGATATTGGGATACCGCAGCAACAGAAGTTGACGAAGAGAAAATGAATGATCCGGACTGGACATCTGGGGCAAAGTGTGGGATAAAGGATGGTGTTTATTATATATCAGACATTGTTACATACAGGGAAACCCCTGCAAAGTCTGAAGTAAAAATGAAAGAAGTAGCATTTATTGATTCTCGTGATACAGAAATTTGGTGGGAAGAGGAAAAGGCTGCTGCCGGAAAATTCACATCTCAATATTTATCACAAGTATTTTCTGGGTATAGTGCGAGGCCAGATCCGGTGAAAGGTAAAAAAGAGGAAAGGGCTGCAAAGTGGGCAGCATGGGCAGAATTTGGAAGGGTAAAGATAGTAAAAGGAGAGTGGAATAAAAAGTTTTTAGCACAAGCAGGTAAGTTTCCACTTGGAAAACGTGATATTATTGATAGTATAAGCGGGGCATTTGGTGTTTTGGTAGGACCAAAACCAATACTTGAATACTATGTCCCAAGTGTTCATGTAGACAGTTTTAAGCGTGATATTGCCGAATTTAATAAAATAGACCACAGAAATGTGTCTGTTTATATTATTCTGTGGCTAGAGGAAAATGGCGGTATATACGGTGGCTGTTTTTTGTGGTCACACAAGGCAAGAAAATTAAAGATGTATAATGAAATATATTCCCCTTACCCGGTAACGAGCCAACTTATAAAAGAAATAAAGATAAAGGCTATTGTTCCAATTGAATACCAAGATCACTTCATTACGGTAAAAAAAATACTATGCAATGACATGATGGCAAAAACAGGGAAGTCTAACATAAAAAAAGATTTGGCAAATTCTGGAATAAGGATAACAGAAGGCAAACTATTTGATCTTCATTCGTCTATATTCAGAGTAAACAGAATGCTTGCAGAACAATCGCTTATAATTCACGGAGAATGTGTAGAAACAGATGTCCAGATGCGTAGGTGGGCTTATAGTGATAAAAAGATACCTGTTAACGGATTCCCGCTTGCAATGTGTGTATGTATGGTTGAATCTCATATAAGAGATCAAATATCAGAGGTTAGGCCAGATGCTATTTTAACACCATATTCTAAAACCAAAACAAAAATACGAGAATCATTACGAATAACGCACGATGGGAAAAAAGAAAATAATCAGTATTTATATTTAACATGATATCGTATAAACCTACAAAATATTGATTTTCCCAAAAAAAAGTGTATATATTACGATATATGGCTAATGAAAAAACCGTCGGAATATCGCAAACAAAGCATGTTATGTATACTATAGGTATTAAAAACCGTATTATACTTGCTTTTTATGAGAGATTATTAATGCGTGAAAGAGGTATAAAGGATTGTATTGATATACCAAACTCAGACATAATAAATAGAGCACTTGTTGATGGGTATAAATATCGAAGGGTAAAACGTGAAATGTAAAAAATGTAATGGATTTGGAAAGATAAAAGAGTATGATTTTATGGCGGCAAGAACAAGGTATGTTACTTGCAAAAGGTGTAATGGTAGAAAAGAAGAGCCTGAAGAGTTAAGACCCGAAGGAATAAGGATGGTGCATGTACCGGCACAACTTGTCTTGTTCCAGCAGTTTAAAGACAATATACCAATAGCGACACTTGAGCTATGGATTTGTGTAGTAATGAAAGATGGTATTGCACAAACTATATACAATAACAGTAAAAAGCAGCCAAGAATTTATGCAAAAATAAGAAACATGATAACTCGACCCGAACACAGGGGAAAAGGTATAATGGGCGCATTACTAACTTGCGCCATACAAGACCATCGCATTGAATGGGTTGAAACATCTTGGGATGATTCAACTTCGGATGGGCGTAATTTTTTGCTTGGAAAGGGATTTATTCAGGATGGCGATAAATTAATATCGTATCGACCAAGTGAAGACAAAGACCTAAAAAATGGATAGGAAAATAACAGTACAGGGGATTAATTCAAAGAAAACACTGTTGATCGACTTAGACGTTTTAGGGGTACTTATGAAAGCATATTTACAAGATACCCCTCGTGAATTACGAGACCCGTCAAAAGTTATCCCTCTTATTGTTTTTTGCCAAGAAGTAACTGAATTGTATAATAATGAAGTTATTGCAGCAGAAGAAATTGCAATCAAAGAAATAAGCGTAGCTATTGCAGAATCGGTTGATAACAACCATACTTCTGAAAACCAGATAGACGAATTTGAAGCGAGAATGTTAAACCAATATAAAAAGGAGTAAATATGTTTTGCCCGAACGACAACGTATTGATTGAGAGAGATTCTGCCGAAGAAAAAACACCGGGAGGATTATTTATACCCGATAGCAAAAAGGATGGACACGCTCCTTTTAGAGGAACCGTATCTGTTGTTGGGAAAAAGTGCGAATATGTAAAAGTAGGTGATCATGTGCATTTTGACAGAACTGGTGCTTTTACCGAAAACATCAGGGGGAAAGAATACGTTGTAACAAAAGAAAAAGACATTATCGTTATTACAAATCGTGATAATCTCGAATAACCGATGAACGACCTGTTAATATATACCTATGCTACAGGAAAGTATACCTGCTATTCTGACCTGTGGCAATACTGCATTGAACACGAATACCCGGAATACCAGTACCTGGTATTTACAAGCGAAAACAAAATACCGTATTACGGTGCGATAATGAGGTTTCTTGTTGACCCTGATATAGAATCAAGATATTACTATATAACTGATATTGATATGATGATTGTTCGAGAAGAGACTACCATTGTTGACTTTCATAAAAATGATCTTACCGGGTGTTTTAGTAATTCATCAAGAAACCTGAATGATAGAAAAGGCTCCGAACGTGTAACGGGGCTGCACTTTTGTACTCCTGAGTGGTATATAAAAACAAAAGAAGCAAGGGAAAAATACCGTAAATTGCTTTACGATGGAAAAGTAGGAGAAGGCTTTATTGATGACGAAGTAATTCTTGGTAATATTATAATAGAGTCAGGGTTACAGTTTCCTACAAATAAACCAAAGGTATGCAGGTACCACGGATTACATTGTGGTAATATAAGGGGACTAAGTAAAATATCAAGGTCAGAGCGTAAGAACAAATTTAATATAAACCTTGAAAGGGCTCTTCGTTGGAGAGAGATAGTATCGACAAAGACGTATAGAAATATATTGTCAGTTATAAAAAAAAGTGACCAGTTTATTGTGTGGCAGCTAAACGAAATTGAAAGATTCTGTATGCAAAAATGCAACGAAAGACATAACAAATGAATTTCTTGGTATTTATGGCTTGTTATGGTAAGTGTTGGCAAAAAGCACTTGACTCTGTTTTGAAACAGGTATACGACAAAAGGAAGGTATATATACTTATTGTACAGGATGGTGGAAGCGGACCTTCAGACAATACTTACATGATAAACGGGAATAACAAACATTTGGTATGGGAGCGAGTAGGACAGAACTTTGCATCAAAAAACCATTTTGAAGGGTATAAAAAAGCATCGGAATGTTTTAGCCTTTCAAATATGGATGTTCTTGTTAATATAGATGGTGATGATGACGGGCTTGCGAATAACAGCGTTATTTCAAGGCTTGCGTCAATATACAAAAATAAAAATGTGTGGGTGACTCACGGGTCGTATAAACGTAAAACCGATGGGTTTGTTTTTGGGAAAAGGTACAGGAAAACTGACAACATTCGATCTGTTGAATGGAGGGCATCACACTTAAGAACATATAGGTTCGGGCTTGCAAAGCTGATTCCGGAGGAATCGTTCAAGGATAAGAATGGGGAATGGTATAAAGTTTGTGTAGACCTTGCTACAATGTTCCCAATTATTGAGATGGCAGGTATCGACCGTACAAAAATGATAAATAGCGTATTATATCTTTATAATAACGATCTACCGAGCAACGATGCATATATAAGGTGGACAGAACAGGCAAACCGTTCATTAGAAATAAGAAATATGTCTAAATTTAAAAGAATAGAGGAATTATGACTAATTGGGTTCCGGCAGATGGGCTATTAAGTTCTCAGGAAATATATGAAAAAATGCTTTTTGACACCATAAAAGGGATGAATATTTGCGGTTCTGAATACCCAAATGAAAACGGTGAACGAAATGCAGCAGAATATGTGTCAAAAAAGATATGTGATGATGCAGTAATTTTTGATTGTGGAGCAAATGTTGGAATATGGTCTATAATGGCTCGGGAAGTATTTGGAGAAAAGAGAAAGATATATGCCTTTGAGCCGAATAGTAAAACATACGAAGTACTTTTAGAAAATGTTCAAGGAAAAGGAATTATACCGGTTCGGTGTGCTGTGTCCTCAAAGGAAGGAACAGAACCAATTTTTTCCAATGGTGATTTATCAGGACTTACCAGTTTGTACCACAGGAGATTAAATCACTTTGGAATAGATATGAATTTTATTGGTACTGTTCAAACAATAACCATAGATGAGTATTGTAGAAACGAATCAATAAAAACTATAGACTTCTTAAAACTTGATATTGAAGGACATGAATATAATGCCTTATCAGGCGCGAGCAATATGTTTGGAGAAATACGGTTTATTCAGTTTGAGTTTGGCGGATGCAATATTGACTCACGAACATATTTTCAAGATTTTTGGTATCTCCTAAAAAATAAGTATAAAATTTATAGGATAGTTAAAGATGGGTTATTTGAAATTAAAGAATACAAAGAATATTATGAATTATTCATGATGACTAATTTTTTGTGTGAATTAAAATGAAAAATGTTTTGATTTATACCTTCGCTTCGGACAGGTATAGAAATTATATACCGCTATGGGAAGCATTTATAGATGCCGCTTATCCAGAAGTAGGAAGATGGGTAGGATCTGTTGATTGCAATAACACACATAAAAAATATTACCCGGCATGTATAAGGTATACACTTTCTCCACCTGAAGAATTAGTTGATAAGTACAAATATTTCTATATAACCGATATCGATGTAATGATATTGCGTGAAAGCCCCGATTTTATATCAATTCATAAGAACAACCTTTTAGGTGGGGTATATAGTAATATTTCAAGGGATGCAACAGCTGTAAATGAATGCGGTAGATTAACCGGGTTGCACTTTTTTAGTCGAGAATGGTTTAAAGTAACGGAGGGTGCAAGGAATTTTTACCAGAGAGAATTAGACATCGGAGCAAACGGGAATAAACTATGGGACGACGAGGTTATCCTGTATAAAATAGCGGCAATGTCTGACCTTCCAATTGCACCTATTGATGACCCGTTTAAGTTTCATCACGGAATACATTTAGGGAACCAAAGAAATATTTCAGAGTATAATGAACAGGCAAAAAGTAAATATATGCTATCTCATATATCTTTAGAGTGGGCAAAGGAATGGGATAGGGTATCAAAGTTGCCGTCTTACAAAAAAGCAAAAGAGTTCGTTCGCGTAAAAGACAGAATAGCATACGAAGAGGTTACAACAGTAGAAAAATATGTTGCAATGAAATTGCTTGGGAGGTGATATGAGGTGTTTAGTACTTGGTATATCTGGCTTTCTTGGTAAGTCTGTAGCAAAAAGATTACTCTCTTGCGGAAACGAAGTAACCGGAGCTTGCAGGGAAACGCAAAACGCTCCAAACTGGCTACCTGTTGTAATGTGTGATCTTCATAACAACGCCGATACAAGAGCTTTACTCTCTCAGGGATGGGATGAGGTATATCAATTTGCTGGTGATGTAGGCGGAACAATAAGGGCAGATCGATATGATTATATGATGAATAATATATCTATCAATATTAATGTTATAAAGAACCTTAAGTGCGTAAAAAAAGTATTTTTTCCTTCGAGTGCGTGGGTATATCAAGAAGACAGAACGTTTTATCTTGAAGAGTTGGTAAACCCTATTAACCCTTCTAATTTGTATGGATGGGAAAAACTTATAGGAGAGCTTCTTTATGAAACAACAAAAAAGGCTGTTATAGGAAGAATACATAACGTATATGGTGTTGGAAGCCCATTTCATGGTGAAAAAGCACTTGCCCCGGCAGCATTTTGTTACCAAGTTCTTACGCAAGACAAGGTAAAAATATACGGAGACGGTACACAGGAAAGGTCTTTTTTATATATTGATGATTTTGTTGATTGTTTAATGATGCTCATGAAAAAAGACTTCTGCTCACCGGTGAATATAGGATCGCAAACCCCGGTAACAATAAGGAAGCTATGCGAAACGATAATAAATATATCGGGGAAAAAGGTTGAAATAGAGTATGGCAAAGAGCCTGTCGATGTAAAAACAAGGGTGTCATATAACAATATGGTTGAACATATGACAGGTGGATGGAAACCAAAAGTAGGCTTTGACGATGGAATACTCAAAACATTTGAATACGTAAAAAGAAACATTGCGATATGAGTATTAAAATACGGTATATGGGAAGATATGGAAACCAGTGTTTTCAGTGGGTTTTCGCAAAACTTCTATCAGAAAAGAACAACCTTAAAATAGACACTTCTCCTCCGGATTTTTTTTACGAAATAAAAGATTCGCAAGATGGAGAATCTGGTACTGGTGATACTATCCACGTAAGCGACCTTTGCGGTGCAAAGCCATTGAGCCTATTAGAACATGATTATCGTGGAAAAATAGTTGAGATAAGGGGGTATTTTCAAGATTCTGATTTATACAGAGATAAGGATAAAATAAAAAGTTTATTCAATATACCTGCTATTTTGAATAAAAATACAGACGATATAGTAGTAAATCTCAGGCTCCAAGATTACCAAAGAAAAGAAATCCGTTCGGTAATAGATGTGTCATGGTACAAAAAAATACTACACGAAGAAAAATACAAAAAATGCTTTGTTGTAGTTGAGCCACATTCTACAAATGAAAGATATTTAAAAAAACTGCTTTCTTCAATATCTGGTAAAGTACAATTTGTACGAGGAACCCCTAAGCAGCAGTTTGATTTTATCCGTAGTTTTGATCGTATAGTAACCTGTAATTCTACGTTTTCTTGGTTGGCAGCATACTTAAGCGACGCATCTAAAATATGGACATTTAAACCATGGATGCGTACATCACCTTCAAACCTTGCCTTTATGCCATTTGCAATAGTAACAGATGGAATATATGCTCCTGATGATAAAACGCTTCAACGATACGATTGGGATAAATATTTAAGGGAGAGAAACGGTTGAAAATAAGCGTAGTAATAGATTATTGCAGTGGTAGCACCGATGCAATTGAAAAAACAATCGAAGCGTGTCGGTTAATTGTTTCTGTGTCTGAGATAATAATATTTTATAATAGAGATATAAAGATTTATTCAAAAAAACAGTTGCCAAGAAAAGTTAAGTTTTTTGACGCTTCAAACAGGCTTGACATTATTAATAATTGTGAAGACTGGATAGCTTTTGTTGATAAAGACACTGTTGTTGATACAAAGTTTTTCCTTCCTTTTATTGCTATTCCTCAAAACAAAAAAGTTATATATTTCCCAGAAGTTGAGTATCCGTATTCTTACTCAAACCTACTTGGTACAGATATTAATTTAGAGTATATTGACTCTGATAATGATTCAAACGTCGATGTTCTTATAACGTGCGGAACATTTATTTCAAACAAAGAAGAATGGCTTAAGTGTTCAGATGGAAATGGTAATGCCGACAAGGTTATATCTTGCATCGTAAACGGGATGGTACTCAAAGTAATCAATGGTATGGTTTGCAAGGGGAAGCAAAGGAGCATAAAACCATTTTTACACGAAAGACATATTAGACGTACCCAGATACCATTTTATGTCATAGAAGAAGAAAATTGGAACGCCGACAACGGTAAATCAAAGATATTTTAATGTTAGAACCAAGCCCAAAAATTGAAACTACCATAAGGGTAATAAACCAAGTGATGAGCAGATCGGTTAATAATTACTGGTTGTGCTTTGGCGCATTATGGGGCATTGTCATGAACAAGGGTGTTATTCCTGATGGTGATTTAGATATATGTGTTATGTACGGAGAGGATTACAATAAAATACAAAAGACTTTCTTGTGTGCGCCTGGAGGATATACAATGGCTCACGCCCTTGTCGACGACGTTACAGGTAAGGCACTGCATTGTTCTTTTAATAGTAAAACGCTTCCACACATATGCTTGTCTTTCTGGTATCCACACAATGGAATAAGGTACTTTTGCCATGACCAGAATTTTGAAGTTAGCGGTATCGGAGTACCTAAATCCGGATATTTTTTTAAAGGGGTTCCTGATTCTGCTCTACAGTATTTCAGAATGGTTGAGTGGCCTGGTATTAATCAAATGCACAAAATAAACGTTCCGAGATTTCCTGGAGCTGTTCTTGATAATTTGTACCCCGATTGGGCATACAGGAAGCAAAGGTATAATATTAAAAACAATAATGTTGAAGAAGAAAAAATGGTGAGTTATCATAAAGGAGGCGCTATTTCTCCATATAGGGTACACGTACAAAGTATGAGTAGCTTTTCAGACAACAAAGGTATTGAAATAGAACTTTTAAAAAACAAAGCCTCTTATGATACTGAAATAAAAAGAAGGAATTAAAAATGTATATCAATATTTCCAAAGACAAAAACAGTGTAAAAAAAGCCGTCGACCGATGGTGTAAACAATGCAATAACCCAGTAAAAGCAATGAGAGCGGCAAAAACTTGTCCTGTTTGCGGATATAAACCATTAATATCATACGAAAGAAATACTGTACAATGTGCTGAAATAATAGTATAATATATAGTAACCGGGAAACGACATGGATGTCATAACGCGGAATGGATTCTGCAATCGTACGTACATAACTAAAGCATCTATGTCATTAGTGGCATAGATGTTTTTTTTTATTGGATAAAATGAAAACAATACGTTGTCAAAACGGGTTTATTAATGAAAAAAATGGCAAGTGTGGCCATGTCCTTGCTGTCATAAGCGATGCAATTATTGCCTCATTAAAAACAGACCCAGATGGGATTATTCTACGATGTTCAAGATGCCATTCAGATCAAAGGTGGCTTAAATTATCAGATAAAGGAAATGGTCCGGTTATTAGTATAATAAAAAGGCCAGAGAACCTGCCAGAAAATTTAATATTTACAGATGTACACGTTTTTAACGAGGTCGTATAAATGGGCAAATCAAGTAAACAGAGAGCGATGAAAAGTATTCTTGGAAAATATGAGATAGCATCTAATCGGTTTTCAGCAGGAATAAATATCGAACGTAAAGAAATTAATGGTGTTGCGCAATTGGTTTTTTCATGTGACACATACGGCACTCCTGTAGGAATTAGTGAAGATGTAGAAAAACAACCACTCAGGAAAGAATTTACAGACAAAGAGTCTTTTGTTTCGCATATAAAATTATTAATCGAAAAGGTTGATAAAGAGCTGTGAAATACCAGTATAGCAAAGAACAAACAGTCCCGTATAACGCAGAAAAATATACGAGATTAAGATGGTTGTATAATATGTACAACCGGTACGAAGACTATTATCGTGCTGAAATAAACCACATTATTGAGAACCAGAATTTTTATTGGGGAAGAAATTATGGCCAATGGCCTTCGTTTGTTATTGAATATCTCAAAAACCAAGGAAGAACTCCTCCTCAGTACAACATAACGGCAACAAAAATTGAAAAAGAGCTTGGAAGCTTTATTGCCAATGGTTTTGATATGAAGTGGAAAACCGTTTCTGGGGTAGGAAGCAGATGGACTAACGATCTTAGCGACATGGCGCTATCTGACAAGAGAGGATGTGACTGGCAAACAGAAGAAGTTATTGCCATGCGAGATATGAAGGTGTGCGTAGGGTACGAACGAATGTTTATTTCAGACAGATTTGATTCAACGTTTGGTAATATTGCATATGAAGCTCTTCCGCCAACACACATTTATATTGATCCTACATGGAAAACTCCACATGCTTGGGATATAGAAAATTACTTTGAATGGGGGGTGTTTACTCCATCACAAATAATTGATATGTACCCTAAAATCTCTGACGAGTTAAAGGATTGGAAAGAACGAGAAGAATCAACCGGAATAAATTTTGGGGATTATAACGCTGGTGTAAACAGGTGGCAAACGACAGAACAAAAATGGGGAGATTACCACAGAGTAATAACTTTTCACCATATTAAAAAGTACGAAAGAAAGTGGGAGTATGACCTTATAAACAGATGTCCTTTTCCGGAAACTGGATTTCCTGAAGGGTCTGATGAAGAAAAAGAGGCAAAACGGCAATATGTTCAAGAAGCTGGATTGCAAGAAGGTCAGTATACAATAGTAACTCAAAAAAAGAGAGAAAAGCGCATTGAAGTAATATGCCCATCTCTCCACAACGAACTTTTTTTGTCTGCTGGTAAAGATCGTGTTCAGACAAATAACTGCAATATTTATCCCCTTGGAAATAACTTTTATGGCCAGTATCGTGGGATTGTCGATGACCTTAGAGATTTAAACAGGGACTTTAATAAAACCGGAATGGACATCCAAGACATGATGCGAAGAACCGCAAAAGGATCTTGCGTTTTGGATGAAGCACTTGCAGGTGGAAATGATGCGAAGAAAAAAGAGATAGAACAACGATGGTCTTTGCCGGGCTCTTTGATTTGGGTTTCCGAGGGAACAACTCAAGATTTAGGAGCGCATGGTGGAATTGTAGAACTTCCATCAAGCCAGCCGACCACAGAGATGTTTAACTACCAGCAAAGGACATTAAGCCTTGCAGACTGGCTTACTACTCCTGCGGCTCTTGATTCTCGTAATGATGTTCCTAACGCATCTGGTAAGTTATTTCAGTCTCAGGTACAGGTTGGATTGGTTGGACAACAATACCCATTATCAATTATCGAAAGACACAAAAAAGAAAAGTTGATGGCATACGCATTACAAGCAAAGATAACTTATTCTGGGTATCCAAGAACATTTGAACGGGCAAGCAAAAAGAATAAAACATTAGAAATAAATACTCCAGGTATTGATTCTTCAGGGAAAAGAATAATTATTAATAATATATCGAAAATGCCTGAAATGATGTGTACTATTGTTAAGTCAATTTCTGGGCTTGATGTACGTTCTGAGTTGCGAGATAATTATACCGCAATGATAAACACACTTAATGACCCAAAAGACAGGCTTCCAAAATTAATTGTTCAAGAGGCTCTTGCATCGGTTCAAGATGGCGACGACGAAACAAAAGATGAGCTTAAGCAGGCTTTTAAAATATTAAAAACAAATGCAGCTCTTGAACAGGCAATATTATACCTGCAAATGAGTACCCAACTATCTGGTGCAGGTGTACCACCGCAACAAATAAGCCAACAACAAAATAACCCGGAAATAACGGAAGGAAGTTTCAGTGAAGACGAAGCAAAAAACGGAACATTACAACAAATGGAGGCAGTGGTATGAATACTGTTATACCAAAAGAAAGCGGTAAGAAAAGACCGCTTTCGTCGAGTCAGTCATCTGGGAAAACAAAGTTTGAAAGGATGACAACAGGAAGTAAAGTTGGTGGAACGGGCAAACCTTCTGGTATGCCAAAACATTAATAACTAAGGAATAAAAACGATGACACCCGAAGTCGCAAAACAGATAGACGGAAAATCTTCAGACGAAATCAAAAAAATGATTAAGAGCAATGAGATAGAAGTTCCAAAAGATCCGAAAGAATTAGAGGAATTTCTTCTTGAAGCTTCAAAAAAACCTGAAGATAGGAAATCCACGACTGAAACTCAATCGGAAGTTTCTGCTCCTGCTGCTCCTGCTATTCCTGAAGAAGCAAATAGTAAGGCCAGTGAGACCAGTATTGCCGACAATGTTTCTGACCCTTGGTGGAAAAAAGAAGGATACGAAAGCGAGGAAGAGCTTGCGGAGTCTCATAAGAAACTTCGTAACCTTAATAATCAGCTACGTTTAAATCTTGATTCACTTAATTCAAAAGAGGGTATGCGCGGAAGGCAGCTAAAGACGCTCAAAGAGGAACGTGAAAAACTTCTCAAAGAGGTCGATGAGCTAAAAAAGAAAGTAACACCTGCGGTTGAAAAACCGGTAAAGCCGGTAAAGCCTTTGCCAAAAGACTTTGAACTCGGAAGAGAAGACGACGCTTACCTGGAAGCTCTTGATAAATGGCAAGATGATCTTGCTGAATATTCGGATAAGATGGGGGCGTATGTACTTGCTGAAAACGAAAAAAAGATAGCAGAACTTAAGCCGGTTGAAGTAGAATCGGTTCAAGATGATATCGTAGACGTAAAAGCAGCATGGGATGTAATGTATGATCAAGATATACCAGCATTCCAAAAAAAGTACGGGCTTGAAACAAGTGTTTCTATCAGAGACATAAGCGAGGCCAATCGCCGTAAAGATACAGCGTTTATCGAAACCGTTCCAAAGAAAGATATGGAGCGGTACATCAAGATTTCTGATTTGTGTGAGAAGGAGTACGATTTTACAACAGGTGCTCCAATACCGTACCACAAGGTAAAAAAACTTGAGGGCTGCGCCTTTGAGTACGACCTTATTGGTTATGGGAAACCATTTAATATAACAAAGCCCGTAAGTTTGACAGCTGAGGAAGAACTAAAGCTCAGAGAACAACGGGAAAAACAAAACAACGAAACGGTAGCTACAGTTCCGGCTAATAAAAACATTTCTGATAAAGACCCTGTTTCTGGTGAGCTTACAACAGAAGAAAGTAAAAAAAGGTATAAAGACCTTCTTACCGAATTTAATGTTGCCATAAGAAGCGGAAATAGGGAAGTGTTTAAAAGCTCTGAAAAGTACAACGAACTTGTTCGTATTGGCCATGAATTGAAAATGCCAACGTTAAAATGAAGAGGTAAAACATGGGTATAAATTATCCGGCAGGGATTGACGAGGGACTGTACATAGAAACAATTCTTACACAGGTGCGTCAAGAGTCTCTCCCGCAAGAAATATTTGACGCTTTATCGTCAAACGTGATTAATCCGACAGCGGATACACCGATTCAAATACCGAATGAAGTGTATTTGAAAATTCAGGCAACGCCAACAAGCGTAAGGACGGTAAAGGTACCGTTCAGAAAAGCATATTCCGGAGAGCCAAACCTTGGGTCTAATGCAGATCCGCGCCTTACCGAAGAGGACGCGGTATTGAAGTTTTGGACGATCAGATATACTGACCTTTCGAAGACGACATCAAACCAGAACTATGGAATTGGTGCAATCGAAAAGAAAGCGTTCAACGTATTTGAATATCGTGTAGAAGGTATGGGGGTATGGTATAAAGAGTATTTCGGGAAAATGCGCCGACAAACCCTTTTGCAGCGCAGAAGCGAAAACCTTGAAGATGCGCCTCACTTTCTTACTACCGGTGATTTTACTCCTAACTGGTTTGTTCCAAACCTTTCGGCATCTCAGCAACCGGTATACACTAGTGATCAGCAAGATTGGGTTGACACTATTGCTGAAGCTCTTCACCTAGCAGGGACAGGGATTAATGCGTGTGCATCTTTGGGATATTTTCAAGACCTTGAAGCATATGCCAGGTACGAACTTTTGATAACGCCGCTTATTCATCCTGATGGTAGCGATGGATATGTTGTTATTTTGCCTGAACCGCAATCAAGATGGATGAGAAAAGTCATTCAGGATGGAAACGTAGGATACTTATTCACAAGTTCTGCAAGTTTTAGTGCAGACTTTCTCAAACGTTACCCGAATTCAATAGGTAGGTTTGGTGGCTTGGTATTTGTTGAAGATGGAAGGTATCCTACACTGACCATCGGTGGATCTGCAAGTAATTCGGCATCGTTTAAAAGCGATGGTACGGCAGATTATACAATTACTGCCCAGTATCGTGGATGTGGAAATGCCGATGATGGATCAAGTGATCCTCGCGACAAAACTGCTACCGCCAGGCAGGTTGGGTTTTTGTTAGGACAAGCCGCAATTGGTGAAATTATGCCTGAAGATTTCCATTGGGAATATGACTACGAAATGTATGATAAATATTTCGGGTCTGGCATTTTTTGCTCGATTGGAATGGAAATGCCGTGTTTTGATATTACCGATGGTGACTCAACGACTTTGCAGCAGATTAGTTCTATTGCATTGCCGTTTGCAGTACCGCCTACTGGTTATTATTACACACAGGCAGCATAGTAATATGGGTAAGCCCCCTGCCCTTAACCAGGGGGCATATTTATGAAGTCAAAAAAGGACTACAAATGATTTACACAGATGGTACAATTCCTGTTAAACCCGGTACTATTCTTACAAGAGAGTATTGGCTTGTTCAAGCAAAGGGCGTTCGCGATAGTTATGGAAACCCATTCAGGGTTGTTACGCTAAGGTGGAACTGGTCGAGCATTAATAAGATTGCTCCGAACGTAAAAACAGGTGGATTCGAAGACGCGATAATAAGCAGAAGCAGAACGACAGGAGGGCTTAGTATCAGGTATAGGTATCCTGGTAGTGTTGTGTGGAGAAGGCCAATTGGCGGGGTTGGTGATTTTATGGCAGAGTGTCCTATTACCCCAAAGAACATGAAGGTACTTGCTTCGTGTATCCCTAATGAGAAATGGTTTATTGTTGATGATGATATCAGAAGCATTGCCGAAAAGATGTACGAGAAAAAAGTTGAGGTAATGGATGAAAATACAAAAAAATTTAATAAAGAGTGGTTTACTCTTATGAAGTCACTCCCAAACAACCAAAACCTTAATGGTGGAAATGTTTTTGAAGATACAAAAGCAAAAGTAAAAACAATAGAGGACAAGAACCTTGAACTCGCAAGAAAAGAGCAGGAGCTTTCTTTAAAAAGTGCTGCTCTTGATATAAAAGAACAAGAGCTTATAAATGCAAAAGTAGTTGCAGTTTCGGAAGGTAAAGATATTATAATATATCAAGATGATGCGTTGAAAGGCATGAAACGGCAACAGTTAATGCACATATGCAAACAAATCGGAGTTAGCGATAATGTTCTAGATAAGAAAATCCCAGAACTTATACAGCTAATAACTGAAAAACAATCTCACGGGAATGAAAATTCTCTGGAAAATTAAATGCCATCTACAGAAACAAATGTTGAATTAATACAGCGAAGGGTATCTGAATCGACAACGCAACAGATACTCGACGCTCTTGATGAAATACAGCTTATTGTATATTCTCAAGATTGCTTTCAAACACAAAAGATAGATTCTACTGGAATGCCTCCATTCCTTGAAACTGTTGAAGATGTGTACGAATATGACTGTCCATCTGATTGTAGAAAAACAGCAGCAATATTTACCGAAGAACCTGCAAGGGGATACTCAAGAATAAGTAGGAATGAATGCGAGTATAGTTTTAATGGTAAGCGGTATATAATGGCTCAATGGGAAGGAAGAGACGCTACAATAGAAACCGTTTCAAAGGTTTATTTTAAGCAAGATCCAGGTACGACAGATTCAATCTATTATCATTTATATTATATGAAGCCAGCAAGGATAACCAATATAGAAATTCAACTGGTAATTCCTGAAGAATATCATTACCTTTTAAGGAAAGCAGTAATATCTATGCTTACTACCGAAAGCTATGGTGATTCTGCATATGATATAAATGCGATAGAAAATATATCAAAGACAATACGAGCAAAATTAAACAGCGGATATGGAAGTGTATTAGGGCAAGCTATAATTCAACCAGAACATCTTGATTATCCCGGCATAAGATGATAAGAAACAGGAATCCAGGTGAACCGCGACAAAGTAATATTCCATTTAAAAGGAGTATTACATCTTTTAATGGTATGCTTACCGGTGAGCCTGCATCAAAAATACCAGGGTCATTTGCCGCGCTTAATGATAATGTTATTGATTATGGCGATTACTGCAAAATAAGAAGTGGGAGCCGTCCTTATACTACATGGAGATATGGGCTTGAAATCATAAGTGCTGATACATCAAATGACATTATCACTCTTGATGGCGTACAGCAGTTGGATACTGGTGATGTTGTTTATTTCTTCGGCGATTCTCTTCCTACCCCATTTCATGCTCTTACCGCTTATTATGTTATTGATGTGGCAACAAATAAAATTTCCATTGCAACGAGTTACGCTAATGCTTTATCAGGAACAAAAATTAATATATCATCTGATGGTGATGGCTATGTTTATTATGGTGAGATAAACGCTAAAGAGGATCACGACTCAAAAGAAAAGCTCGTTGTAATGATGGGAAAATCTGTTTATGTTTTTGATAAAGCAATGACAACTATAACAAAAGTTCTAAATCAACACGGAACTGACCCCGATGGAATTTCTACAGCACAAAAATATGGTGACAATGTTATTATTTTTTCTGCTACGGGAATTTTTAATATTATTTTGGATGATTTTCCAAGAATGCACCCTGTTAACTTGCCAGTACCAGATACGCTTATAGACGACATTAACGAAACCATCGACCTGATATATGGATACCTTTATTTGTATTCTTTTGCCGTTTTGGGTGGAATTGGTAATAGGTCAAGATTTGATAGTGAAATACTTTTTGAATCAGCTACCAATCTTGTTTCCGGGCAGTTTAGGGATTATGCAGAGTGCTATTTTAGCACAGAAATAGGAATAGACCAAACTGTTTTACACTCTATTGGTGAAATGGTCCTTCCTGATGATATTCTTTGCGCTACCCATTTTGTACTATACAGAACAAGGAATATCGGTGAAAATAGTGGCGGGGTATCATCTTCAATTGAAGGCATCGGGAACAGAAGAGATTTTATTATTTATGACGCTGATGTCCCCGTGGCAAAAGCATTTATGATTACTGTAGAAGCAACAACGGCTACAATAACAGGTAACAATGCAGTACGTGGAGATGTTGGATGCGAAATAAAAGATATAAACGGAAATACTGATACGATAAATACATATATAAGTGGTACCGAAGTAGAAGTATCAGGAACTATTACCGGGTCAAATATAGCTTGTGCCATAGGAGGTGGCAGGGTAATGAAAGCTAGTCAATCAAACAACACGGTAACAATAAATGACGGGATTGACAGTTTTGCTGTTACTGATGTAGGTTTAATAATATTCATTTCTGACGGGACTTATAGATACGTTAAAAGATACATAAATTCATTACAGGTCGAAGTTCTTGATAGCGATGATTTTATTGAGCTTGCGATTACTATAAAGCCGCTTACCGGGAACTTTTCAAGAAAATGGAATGACACTGTACCTGACGATCCATGTGATGGAGCTTCGTACAGTTTGAAAGATTTATATGAATACGGAAGCAACATATATATACCACGTAGACAATACAAACCCCTTCCGAATTCTGATGTTGGAGTAATAGACAGTGGTTTTGTTGTTGTTGCTACAAGAAATTCGTCTGAATACTACTACTGTCAAATTGGAGATAAGGATTACCATATAGGGTACTACCGAGATTCGACACAAAAGAAAAAGGTTTCAGGTACAATACGACACATTGTTAAGTTCCAGTTTATGGCAGTTATTTTAATGCGACACCAAACAGGCGTTTTGATGCTTAGTTCTTCAATAAATGTTGGAAATGCAGAAGTAGGTGAAGTTGTTTTTGAGCTTCCTGAGATGTCTACAATAGACTCAGAACGAGGTGTTAATCTTTGGCAAACCGTAGTATTCAAAAATAGGTCTGTGATTTTTGCTGTTACAGATGATGGTGCTTATCGATCTTTTGACGGCGTATCGTGGAGTGAGGATAATTACGCATACATTAACGGGAAAGACGCTGTTTCAAGGTACTATTTAATGAAAATAGACCAGTCTACACGACTTGTATCTTTGTATTCACCTTATGGCGGAATGAAACTATGGATTACAAGAAACCTTCCTAATACTGAATCAAGTGATACCGTTTATGAAATAGTGCAATGTGTTGTTGAATCTGAGTCTGAAGAAGTTTGGCAATGTGTTGTTGAGCCTGAGTCTGAAGATGTTATACAATTAATAGGAGTAAGTCATGTCTAGCGAATATGAACATGCAAGTCCAGATAAAAAAGTTTTTATGGTGCAGATGAATGACCCATACGCGACATTAATTACAAAACTTGTAGAAGGAATGATTGGTATTGCAAATGATCGTAATGCAATGGTGATTGTAGATAAAGATGGTAATCAATACAAAACTCTTATGGATTCAAGTGGTGATGGAATTATTCCAGAAAATTGCATTGCCTTTGTTGATGATTCAGGGTTGGTAACATATAACTTAAATTTTAGATTTGATTCAACAAATGCAAGAATACAGTTTCCGTTGCCGTTCACGTTGGCTTTTGGAGATCAAGACACAAACGGAGCAATTAGAATAAGGGTAGCTACAACAGGAATATACTTTGGACATCGTACAGCAGGAACATGGGAAGAGGCACCGCTTTTAGTATGAGTTTTACCGCTGATATTAAAATAGGGGAAACACCCCTTGTAGTTCAGTTCACCGATACTACAAGTAATGCTATTTCATGGGATTGGAACTTCGGTGATGGCACTGCATCAGAAGAACAAAACCCACAGCATACCTATTATCTTGAGGGCGTTTATACTGTTACTCTCGTAGCAACTTTTGCAGACTTATCACAGGAAACCACTACTTTTGTTAATTTTATAATATCAATACCAGGAGAAACTACCTCTGAAGAGAATTGTTTAAGGCTTTCTACGGAAGCAAACGAAGGTAAGGGATGGTCTTTATTATCAGGTGATCATTTTGTTGTTCCGGCAGATAACTACGGTGCATTTAAAATACTAGATTCAAATAACGCAGACAGAGTTATCGTGTTCGATAAATCAGACTTTAGAGTATACGAGATAGATACTTCAGATAAAATTATAAACGATAGACCAGCAGCGGTTGATAAGGAAACAATTCAAAACTCAGAAATATCTTGGGAAAAGTGGGAGCCTGAATCAGTTTTTGACATTACCGAAGAACATAAGTTTATACTCCACGATAGATCATTTATAAATACACGTCCTGACGATCCAAGAAACAGGGGGGCAGTAGGGTATACTAATAGCGGATTAAGAAACGCACAGAAGCTTACCCTTGAAGCTTACGTTGACGGCGAGCAGGTTTTAGCCGGGGCAACAGCAGAGAACTTCCCTGAAGGTGCCGAAGTAGTTATGACAGGGCAAAAAATAAAGGGAAATCGTGTTCAGCTTGTTGTTAAAGGAACGGCATCCGAAATTACGTTACTTAACTTTATACATTATTTTCTTGGAAGTGATGAGGCAAAAGAAACAGCATTAAGAACAATGACAAAACACACACTTCAAAGAGAACTTTCTACGGGGCTGGTATTACATATAAGTCGTGGATTAAACAAGCTTCTCAATAGAGTAACCGGTGTTTCTATTGGGAGTGGAACCGGTATAGAAGGTCCAGACGGAAAGGGTTCTTCAGGAGTATCTACTTCAAATCAAGTTGTTTGTGATAATGAATCAGTCGAAACAGATTACACGGTTATCATTTGGATAAAGTCTGGTACTGGATTTGGTGGCGTAACGTATTCTTCACAAGGGACGTCAGGTAATTGGAATATGTTATATGCCAAAGGTTCTATTGGACTTGCAGCTAATATGACACTACCAGCAGGAGAGTATTTTGACATTAGAATTTACAACAAATTAATTGGTGCCGACACACTTGAATATTTGTATAATGATATTATATCAGGTGGGAAAGCACTACTACCTACTTAAGGGGGTTTTATGAAGTTTTTAGTTTTTTTACTGATTGTTTGTCAAAACTTGTTTGCATGGAGCTTTTTTGGTACCCCGGATACACTCCGAGCAAATAAAAAAGTTGCTGCTCCTTATGGAGACTTTGATAGTATTTCTGTTGATAGCATTATAACAGGAAACATTACAGCAGACACGCTTAAATCTTCAGCCATTTCTTTTACTACTACCGAGACAACGGTACCGTGTACACTAAAAAGCTATTATTATACAAGCATTGGCGAATTAAATGATACCATTGGTGATATATCATATAGAAGAATTGGGAACTTAGCATTTATTTCAATAAGAAATATTTTATGTACAATAAACAAAACTGACGAGTCAACAGACGGGAGAGTTAAAATAAGCAACTTTCCATATTTACTTTTTCCTTATTACAGCATTCTTTTACCTTTAGGAGCTACGCAAATAACTGAAGGTGCCAGATTCGGAGTAAACTTTTATACTTCCGGATTATATGACACCGGAGTTTATATTTACCTTTCTAAGGAGTCGTCGGCGTCTGTAAATATTATAGATCATCTTGATTTTTGCTATTTTATACAATAATATGCCAAACCAGATACTTACAGGTGATCAGAAGACAGATGCTTCGATACGTGAAATATACCGCGTTATTTCTGGGTTAAGATCAGAGCTTAATGCGAAAATTGAAAAAAGCACAACAATAAAAAATATACTTGTTGAGGGGGTTATTCCAACTGACCCTTCAATAAAATTAATATGGAGTGATGGGACTTTAAAAGTACAGGTTTATGAAGGTGGAGGATGGAAAACATGCATAGAAGGGACTTACCTTTGAAATCTTTTATATTTATACTGGTTGCTGCATCTGTTTATTCCGCTACAATATTTACCGACACAATACAGGCAAAGGGAGATACCGTTAAAATAAAGAATTCTTTGAATGTAAAAGATTCTGTTATGATAGGGGAAACCAGACCTGTAGAACGCCCAGATAGTTTACTTGGTAGATCTGGAAAAACTGTTGTAGCGACAGGATATCCTGACAGTGTAGAAAAATCACATCATTCCGTTTATTCCGACACCGCTGATACTGCTTTTGTTTCTGGGGTTGCCGATAGCGCTAAAAACGTCAGCGATACGGTGGCGGCGCATATTAATGGTACATTACGACACCTTGCAGCTTTTACAGATGCCACACATTTGGGTAATTCTACAATGTATTTCACATCGCCATCAATGGGAGTGCTTGTTTACTCTTCAGGATCAATACAGGCAATGAGTATCGGACTAACTGCAACATGCGCTTCCGACTCTTTGTACGCAAATAAATCATGCTTTTATCTATCTCCGAAACTGCGACACCCCGATACTGTTTCATCATTCGATATGGTTTCTGTGGTTGATGATTCAGTTGTAAAGGTGGTATCGTCTTCGACATTCAGAACGCAGATAGGCGCACAAGCCGCTATTTCCGTAACCGACAACTACGTCGTAAAAGGTAATGGAACCGGTGCTTTACAGCCAGGCATTATTTACGATGATGGCACTAAAG